GCATATCCTTAATAAGGATGCGACGATACCATCCATTCCATTCTTTCTTAGTGGCTGACTTCATCATTGCTTGGATCATATCCCTAGCTGTGTTACCGGTAACTTGACGGGTAACAAAGCCAGTAATAGCGAGAGTAAAACTATCCCAAGGTAACCCAGCACCATCTTCATCTGTTTTCTCCGGAACTTGTTTAATACCAAAGGTAATCATAGAATCCAATGCCAAGCGAAGCCCAGCAAAGAATTCATGGTTATCAGCTAGTGCTTCACGCTCAATAATTTCTTCTTTATCAAGCCGACTTGGATGAGATTCAATTTCAGCAATAATATGGTTCATTTTATGCAATTTCAGTTTGAGTAAGGACTTGTTCAGTGAACACCACGCCGCCATATGCTTGTTTATAGCACTCGGCACACTCTTTAATATAGAATTGAAACACTTGCCCGGCACTTGTAACCAATGTGTATTGCATGTGTATGTCCGTTGTCTACTATGAATACAGTATACCACCTTATCGGGTGGATGTCAAGCAATTTTTACATTAATAAAAAGTCTGATTGGACATTTTAGCAGATAGGCTTTTTTGCCGATTTAAAGAAGATGGGGTTCCAGTGCCAGATTCATCATGCGTGAATATACCATACAGTTTAAATATTTTTGTATCTGTTCCAGACATAGTATATAGTATACTAATATCTCTGGTAAGTTTAGAATGTAGTTTACCACTGAGAGGACCGTGAGTAAAAGGATAATCGCTATTACCAAATTTAGATAAAGGATTTTCTGATTTAAATTCCAAGAATGATTTATAGGTAGACTCAACGCCAGGATCTTTAATATGTTTATTCAAAGTTTCTTTAAATAAATCACAAAATAAAAATAAAACTTGAGGCATATTATGCCTTAATTCCCAAAGACTCCATATGTGCAATAAGTTCTTTGGCCGTCATTGGTTCTGACCACTTATTGTCAGTATCAGTTTCCAATACCTTTACAACATCCTCAGTGAGTAATCCAGTATCATTTTGTCTACGAACCTCTTCGTACAGATCCGATTTAATAATTTCGTTAGTTTTCATAGAATTATTTATGAATTAATGGGAATTCAATGCTGGGATGAATTCATAAACCAACGCTCGTTCACGCACATGAGCAGCAGCCCGACCACGAACAACTTCCAGCAAGCCATAAGTGAATGATTCTACGCCAAACTCACGAATAGATTCGCACAATGCCCAGCTTTTGTTCTCAGTTAATGCACGACGGATATGCTTTTGGACACGGACCTTCAGTGCCTTTTCAACTTGGCGGCCGCACACAGTGATACCAACATACTGTTCGTTTGTAACAGTATTGGTGATGCAGTAGACTGCATGGTTGGTGTCGTTGCGACGCCTGCGAGTGCTTTTCTTCATTTCCATAAAGAAATTATAACACTGTGTGTTGGTACTGTCAACCGAAACCGTCGTTTTTCCGCAACTAAAAGTGAGATTTTTCGTTGTTTTTTGACAACAAAGGCTAGAAATCTGCCTGTTTTTCACCCTCAATGTATGGTATGTGCTGGTTGGAACCTATCCGGGTCATTTATGCCTAAAACCTCAAATAGTTTTAGCATTAGCTCAGAGGGGTCAGCGAACATTTCATCTGGCCCGAATAATGATTTTAGATTACCATTAATATCTAGGAGAATCCCACAATCAGTATCTTCAATTTCATGAGTTTTAGTTTCATAGAAATCTTTAATGGCTGATTCAATATCGTCACTTGTAGTTCGTTTTGACATAATAATCTCCTGTGATAATGTATTTAAGTTATATACAGCGATATAATGTAATCACTTAAACAAGATCAAACTCATGATAACAGTTTGAGCAGCGAATCCTAAACAAATAGTAGCAGTATAAAGGCTATTACGATCAATCAATGCTTTAAAGAACATCGCAATAAGAGCGCACCATACAAATAACATAAGATCAACTGGGGGTAGTTTATCACTTTTACCTAGTAATACTGCTAATAATGTTGGCACACTAGACAGATGTAATAGAATAATAGTAAACCATCCTAATGTATGGGCACTAATTTTACCTAGATGTTCTTTAACGAAATGAGTAAGAGTAGCAGGAATTTGTTTAATTTGATTGAGTATTAGATTTTGCATGATATATTATTTGTAAAAAATGTGGTGACCGATTTGTGTAATCTTTTCTTTTTTCCAACCAGGATTTATATAATCAGCGTGATAATATAAAGCGGTCTTTAGACTAGGTAATTCAAATTTCTCAAGTAGAACCTTTTTTGCTACAATCATACTTTCATCATACGATGCCGTATTGATTGGTTTAACTGTTGCTGCACGATCACAATACCAACTGAATTGGCAGACAATTTTCTCATAGAAAATATTCTTTTGATAGATAACCTTACAAAGATCATCTGGGAAGATGCCGCTACGCAAACGATTCATCGTTACTTGTGCAACTGCTACTTTACCTTCAAATGGTTCATTGCCTGCTTCGTAATATATATTTTTAGCTAGGCATACTAATTGTCTTTCTCTTAGTTGAGTAGTTACCTCAGTGGGGCTGAGATTTTCTATGTTATCAAACTTTGTATTAACGACCCAAGTTAACAGACTAGCAGATAAGTATAATCCGATTGCCGTTAGAATAGCACAAACCAATATGATTAATGCTGTTACATCAGGCACCTGTTTTTTGTTGCTTATTGCAATATGTTTCACTTTCTTCTCCTTAAATTTTTAGAGGTAGAATTTACTACAGACTGCTTAGTCTATCATAGATCAATGATAGAGTCAAGCAATAAGGAAGCCTACCTGTTGAATGAGTACTCTATGCTAGAGTTGATGCGAATGCGATCGGATCCAATTTTGTGTAAGTTTTTACACTACTCTTGGCTAAATTTGCCAAGTTTTTACCTTCTTCTAGCGATGCACTAATAGCTTGACCGTATATGTCACTACTAGCCATCTGTCCTATATGAGAACCCACTCCTAATCCCATTGGGTCCTCAGCAAAGCTATGCAACTGAAATGCCAGCCCTGCAGTATTTTGCAAACTAACAGGAGCGGTATCTACATTGATACCAGCTAATGTTATATTTCTTTTTTCATTTGATAGTTGATCAAAACAACCTTGAAATTTTTCATTACCTGCAGCAATTGCATTTTGTAATGCAGTACTAGATGAAGTATTTATTAACTCACTAGCGGCTGCAATTGCTATTGGGTCACCGGATAGAACAGCTAAATTTAATGCTTGTACTTCAGTACTTTCTGATACATCCGTTTGTAAATCTGTCAAAAAAGAAAGGTTGTCAATATATGAATCACCTGTTACTGCACCAAGAACATCATCGACGGTAGGATTCCCAAAAGGTCCACTACCTGAACCTAATAAATCACTTACCCCATCATAGATAGAGTCCGGCAATAAATCAGTCAATTGATCAAGATCAGGGTATGAACTGACCGTAATTGATGACAGCATTTTTGATAACCCATTGGGGGAAGAGAATTCACCACCTATATTATCCAATTTATTTGCTAGCGAATCTATTGATGCTCCTGCACCTAATGCAGTACGACTAGCAGTGCCCATCAAGTTGTTTATATTTGTAATATCGGACAATGATTGTAGAGTAACACCTGGAGCAGGTATCATTTTTGTTGTTGATATCATAGCATCTAAATCTGATCCCTTTATGCTTGCCATGATTCTTTGTATTTCGGCAGGGGATTCATTTTCCAAGTTAGATAAATCCATACCAGCATCAATTAATTTATTAGATAAATTACCATGACTTCCTAATCCTTGATTTATAATATTCTGACAAATAAATCCAGGATTGGACATTTTTGATAAGTCTTTAACATTAAACATAGACCCAAAGTTGTTTATTCCTTTAGATAATGCTTGCAATGCAACAGCAGAAAACTGATTAGCTATTCCACCTGACCGCATTGCTGCAAAGTTGGGCATACTGAACCCAAAATTAGAAAAACTTGATCCTCTAGCCTGAGCAATTGCACCATGAAGATTAAAGTTTGTTTCGGTATATGACCCAGCAGCACCTAATACACTTACAAACCCACCGATACCACGGCTCATCATTTTATTGGCCTGTGATTGAATTTCATGTGCTAATCTAGTACTACTAAATCCAGTAGGTGCAGTAGCT